CGAAGTAGAACTGCGGGTTCACAGTTCCACCGCTCGTGAGGTCCGCAGCCGCCGGAAGTCCTACCGTGCGTAATGTCTGTTCGAATGCCATGTTTGTTGGTCTCCTTTATCGCACCAGGCGAACACCGGCCCGCTCGAGCGTGGCGATCAGGCCCTTCGCGTTGTGCTGCGCCACGAACGCGCCGTAAACCTCGGGATGCTCTTCGAGCATCTGGGCATAGGCGCGCTCCTTGGTCAGCTTGGTGGTACCGCTTTCGGCGTAAAGATTTGCGGTCTCTTTGCCACGATTCTGCCGGGCGTAGGTGGTGGCCTGAGCTTCAATTTCCTGAAGCGAGCCAACCGCGCCCTGGTTCGGGTTGACGTGCGACGTAATCATGCTCCTCTCGCTTTCGATCACGCGGGCAGCGGTCAGTTCCTGGCTGACTTCCGGGACGCTGAAGTATTGCCCGTTGGACTTCTTCTTGGTGAGGAACTCCGCGGCCTTGTCGGGACAACCGGCCATCTTGCATAACGCACCGATGGCTTCGATGTCGGATTCCGCCCGCATGCCGCTCAACTGGGCTACCGCAAGCGTCGAAGAAGCGGCCTTCTTTTTGCCGTCGTCCTTTTTGGACTTGCCCTCTTCGTCATCTTCGTCGTCGGCGGGAGGCTTCTTGCCGTCGCGCTCTTTCGCGCCGGATTGTTCCGTTTCCTTCTTCGACTTCTTCTCTTCTTCCTCGCCATCCTTTTTCGCGGCGAGGGCCTGCACGTCTTCGTTCATATGCTCTCCCTTCGTTGGAATTGCGGCGGTCGCCGCGGTCGAACCCTTGCTTCGCGCGCCCAGTACTCCGACGAGCGCATTCATGGCGTCGTCAATCGTCCCCACTGCATCGGCCAGCAGAGGCACCGCGTTCTCGGCCCACAGCAGGCCGGCCTGCGTCGCGACGATCTGTTTCTTGGCGACCTTGCGATTCCGCGCCACGGTCTCAGTGAAGATCCCGTACTCGCGGTCCACTTCTTCCTGGATGTCGCCCTTGGCGCTTTCGCTCAGTGGCTCGTGCGGGTTCCCGTCGATCTTCTTGTCGCCACCGAAAATGTAGGTGTACTTCGCCCCGAGTTCCTTGTCGAACCCGGATTGATCCACATGCAGCGCATACACCCCGACCGACCCCACCGCTCCCGTGCGCGTCACAAACACCTTGCTGGCCGCGCTCCCAACCGCATACGCCGCCGACAGCGCAATATCGTTCGCGGCAGCGTACACCGGCTTGATACCTCGCACCGAATAGATGTAGTCGGACAGTTCGAAGCACCCGGTGGTCTCACCGCCAGGCGAATCGATGTCGAGCAGAATCGCGCGCACACCAGCGTCATCGACGGCACTCGCCACCTGGCGCTGAATCTGCTCATAGGAGGTCGCTCCGCTCCACGCGGACATGAACGATTCCTTCTTAAGAAGCGTGCCTTGGACTGGAATTACCGCAATCCCGTCGATGACTGCGTAATCCCTCTCTTCGCCAGCCTGCGCGTAACGGGCCATCAACGTCGCGGTGGCATCCATCGGTACGCGGTTGGCCAGGACGATGTCCGGGTCGACACCCAGGCGGGGCGCCAGGGCTTTGATGATCACCTCCAGCTTGGGCGGATGAATCATCAGTGGACAGTTCACAAACCGCGATGCAACGTGCGTCAGGTGCTTCATTGGGCCACCACTTTTTCGCTTGCCGCGCCCTGCTCGATCTCCTCCTCGGTCATGCCAGCGTTGCGGCCTGTGAGGATCTTCCGGCCATCGGAGTCGTAGGAAAGCCCGAGCTTGTCGGCGCGGTCGTTGTCGGCCTTCTGCTGCGCGTCGATGAGCGCCGCGTCATAACCCTGCTCGGCGCATTCAATCGAGCGAGTCGAAAGCCCGTCACGAACCGCCCGTTCCGAAGCCTTGATATCTTTCTCCGGGTCAACCCACGGCCAACCGGGTGTTACCCACTGCACTTCCTCGAATGGCTCGGGATCTTTGTTGTAGGCGTTCAACAGGTCGACGCCGAACACCAGTGCCAGCATCGCTTCCCGTAGCCACCGCTTGTATACCGGATGGCAGACCTGGAAAATGAAGACCGAATGCTGATACTGTTCGCACTTGCGGCGGAACTCCAGCAGGCCCGCGCGGATCGAAGAATAGTTGATCCCGGACAGGTCGCCACTGACCTGATATTCGGCGAGCCCGGCCCCGCTCGAAAAAGCTTGCACGCAACTCCGGATGAACGACTTGAAATCGCCGCTGTCCTTCGCGTCGGCAAACTGAACCTCTTCGCCGAAGTTCAGCACCTGGAACGTGCCGGGTTCGAGCTTGCTGATCTGCATCCCCTGCTCCGTCTGGTTAGGCCCGTTGTGATACTGGTCGGGCGGGATGATCGGGTTGTCCGGGCTGGCCTGTGTGATGAAGCCCGTGATCATCGCGGAGAGTTTCTTGCGGACGATCTCGGCGTCCGTGTATTGCTCCAGTTCGTAGAGTTTGGCGATCACCGACGTGAGCCAAGGCTGCCCCCGGAACTGGCCGGCGCGAATCGGCTTGTAGACGTGCAACACCTCAGTGGCCGGCACGCGTTCTACCGACAGAGCGTCCATCGGAAAGAACATCGTTTCGCCCGGGTGCGCTTTCCAGAAGTGGCACGCCGCGCGGCGTCCGTCGGTCTGGAACTCGATTCCGCACCGGACCGAATTCTTGGGCGGCATCTGCTCGATAGCCGTGCGCCACAGTGGTAGCTGCTCGGCTTCGATGAGCTGAAGTTGCAGCGGAACCGTCAGTCCTTCCTTCACGGAGCGCGGCCGGAACCGCACGAAGCACTCGCCGACCTCCATCACTTCGCGCGCAATCACCATCTGCTGGCCGTAGAAATCCGTCTGGCCGGATGCGGGATTCCGCGGGTCGTACTCGACGTCGCATTCACGAATCCAGCGATTCCACTTTTTGGTGATCAGGTCGCGGATCTTGTCGTCCGGATGCTGAGACACCAGGCGAATGCCGCGCCCGATCGCATTCGCCACATACGAATCCACTGCGCCCGCCGCCCACGCGCTGTTTCGGACCGCGTCCCGGTTGCGCGCCTGCAACTCCAGGCCATGCGAAAACAGGAGCGTGTTGAGGCCGAGGGAGGGCGGATTCCATCCGATGCCGCGACGCCCGCGACCGGCGGCGTCGAATGGGAACGTCCCCATCGCGCGGGTGCGCGGTACCCGCGGGATCGGCATCGGCTCATGCCCGGCCTGGCGGGCGAGCGTCATCAACGTTTCAATTGGCACGGCGATTTAGTGGCCCCACCCGTTGGTCGTGTAGATGCGCACCTGGCGCACTTGCTGCGGCCCAGACTTCTGGGCGATGTCATTCAGGATCAGGTTCCGCAGCTTGAGGTAATCGTCGACGGAATCGAACTCGAACTCGCGGTCTTGAAACCGGACTCGCCTGGCACCCTGCTTACGCGCGGCGTCGAGAGCATCGAGGTCGGACTGAGTGAACGCCATTAGAGATCCATCCTGAAACGCACGCGATTACGCGCGGTCTGCCTGCCATCCGTGCCCTGCTGCTTTTGCGGCGGCTGTCTTACGTCATTCACCGGAGGCGCCCCCACCCGGCGTTCGAAGTCGGCCCAGTGCTTCTCCTGGAAGCGGTCGATACCGACCCGGCCCGCCGCCGCGCGCGCGTACACCCGGCAGTCGAGAGCCTCATTGCGCTCGCGCATTTTCTGCCACTCATGCCGCCGGTAACCTTTGACGAGCTTCGTGACCAACTGTTCGGCGGTGATCTGCTTGAAGTACTCCTCGCTGTACTTCGGAAAGTGGCAGTAGCCCGCCGGAAACGGGACACCGCCGGTCAGATCCTCATCGGTAGGCCGCTCGAGGCGTAGCCACCGGTACAACTCATCCTTCGCCATGCCGGAGTTCACCGGCCACACGCGAATGCCGCGTTTCATCTTGGCGCCCAGCGGACCCACGTCAACCGGCGCAGCAGCCCCGAGCAGTGCTGGCGCGCGCGCATCGCCCTTGATCACCAGCACGCGCCCGCCTTGCCGCCGCGCCCACTGGTAAACCTCGGTAGTGGCGAACCCGGAGTCGATGGCGAGCTGGAGGATGGGCAACTCCAGACCCGAGGCCGTCGTGAAGGTTTCGTTCAGCAGGCCAGTGAGTTTCTCCCATACAGCCGGTCGCGAGGTGTCGCCTTCGAAGACTCGGTAATCGACCGACCACGATTCCTTGCCACGGCCCCAGGCGGCAATCTCGACCTCGATGCGGTCTTTTTGAACATCCGCGCCCGCCGTCAGGAACAAGCCGCCGCAGGGCACAATGCCGATCCGGTACGACTCCCGCCGGTCATAAAGCTTCTGCCAGTCGGGTGCCTCGCCGAGCAGCGTCCACGTCTCGCCCTGAACCGTGTTGACGAAGACCTGGAGCAGTGCCGGATTCTTCTGCGCCTGCTCGAAGTACTTCGCGGCTTCGGACCACGCGAACCATCCCACCGGCGAGTAGAGGCTTGAAAGATGGAAGCCCGCCGTCCTGCCGTCGCCTGCAGCGTTCTTCCGCCACTCGCCGCGAGGGAGCATCCACTGCTTCTGATGGTTCTGGATCTCCTGCCTGCAGTGCTCGCAAACGTAGACCGTCTTTTCCGGTTGTCCCTTTGGCCATCGCAGTTGCGCAAACTTGAGAACCTGGAACTCCCGGCAGACTGGACATGGAACCCAGTAGCGACGCTGGTCGCTCTCTTCATATGCCGCCTCGATCCGGCTCATGCCGGTGATCTTGGGCGTTGAGCAGAGGAACACTTTGCGCCGCGCGAAGGTGCGCGTGCGCGCCATGGCCAGATTCACCGGATCGCCTTCGCCCTCGACGTCGCCTGGGTAGGCGTCCACCTCGTCGAGGAACAGAAACCGCGCAGCCATCGAACGCAGCCCCACGGCGCTGTTGGCCCCGGTCATGACCAGGACGCCGCCGGGAAACTCTTTAGAGAGGATCGTGTTCCCCGAGTCGCGCGAGCGCGGACTTTGAACCAGTTCCCGCAGCACGTCCGACTCCTCGATCAGCGGGTCGACGCGCTGCTTCGAGTTGCGCTTGGCCATCTCGACGGTCGGCTGCACCGCCATCATCGGCCCCGGCGACTGATGCACGACATAGCCGATCCAGTTGTTGCCGCACTCTGTGCCGCCGATCTGCGCGCCCTTCATGAACACCACGCGCTCGATGGGCGAGGATGGCGAGAGGCAGTCCATGATCTCGCGCAGGTATGGTGTCCGCTCCGTGCGCCAGCGCCCGTGCTCGGCGGACGCGCGTTGCGAAAGCCAACGGTAGCGGTCCGCCCACTGCGAAATGGTGAGCAGCGGGTCCGGCCGCGCGCCAGCCGCGGCAGCGGCACCGTAG